GTAAAAAACAATCAAAAAGTCTACTCTACTTTGAAAGAAAAATTTCAGGAGAAATGCAATCTTCAACCACAGTGATCTCCCCAGGCCTAGGTGTTGTCATTCTCAAGGTCGGCGAAAGACAACTGTCCCACTACGACCCTGTTCCAATTGTCGAGCAACCAGAACCTGACTTGGTCTTCTCACACGTCGAGATCATACAGGGAATCAAGATCGAGAAAGTTGAGACGATACTGGATTTGGGAGGAGTAGGTGATTGCTTCATCCTCTGTGTCAACGAAGCTATAGCGAGTTGGGGGCTTCCAGTCCATTCGGTGGATGATATCTACTCTTCTTTGGGAATCCCAATCAACACCTATTTGAGTGAAGATAGCATTCCTCTGATCTCATCTTTGTACAAAGTTTCTATTGTTGTGTCGTCAATAGTGGACAGGAAGCTATACTTCAACAGATTCGGTTTGAGTGATAGAACCATTTTCATCCACAACGATTTCCCCAGCCACTATTATTTGTACAAGAGATCTCTGGCTTCAGAATTGCCTCAACACTCTCAAGTCTTTGTTGAAAAAAACACTGTTGAGCCTTTTGAACTTGTTGGAGAAAAGATATCGCATATCGAAGTCGATCAGTCTTTTGATGAGAATCCGGAATTTTGCATTGTAGAGGAGTCAAACATCTCTTATCTTACTCAGTATGTTCAGAGTAGAATGAAGATAAAAAACCGTGGTTTAGCTCTGGAAGCGGCTGACTCCAAAGCTTACTACAAATTGAGACACAACACCTTCAAGACAACTTTCTTGAGTTTGCTGGGTTTAGCCTCAACTGAAGAAAGACCATTCACAGATATTGGGATTGACTCAAAGAGGACGCCAGATCTGCTGCATCTCTATGGAGGTGTATGGATCTTAATTGAATTTACAGTGGTTAAGAACAGATCGAGTGCGTTGATTAACAAGCAATCCAAGACGAAGTATGATTATGAAGTTTCTTTAATGCGCGAGAAGGGGATGAATTGTATTAGCTTTTACCCGACATTGGCGTTGAGTAGTGAACAGACAGCGCATTTTGATGTACTCGAGCTATCGCGGTTATTGGGATATTCGTTGATTGATGACCCTGAAAGCGTGCTCAACACTCTTCATGAAGATCTGAATCAATTGGAGTTTAATATCTCTGAGTTTATGCCTGAGCTCCTTCTCAATGAGGAGGTGACTGTAAAGGTCTCATTTGACGTTCAGGAACTGAGCACAGAGAGTTTCAAATTTGTGAGTGAAGTAAAGCTTGTAGGAGCTAAGAGAAAGAGAAAGCAAACACTTTTTCAGAAGGTGAAGAAAAACAGTGTTAAGTTAGAGCGGGAGCTGAAAAGGATGCCTCAGGGAAAGTATAAGATAGCTATCATTACGAAAACAAACAACATCCATATCATCTATGACTCTGAAGGTATTGGTAGAAACACCCTGCTAACACTTCTCCAGAACTTATCATCTGATCTGATAGATTACGTTAAGGTTGTCGGGAATTTTGATGATAGTGACAACCCATTCGAAAAGTTCGGTGATCCAAGCCTCAGTGGTAGTTACAGCAGGAGCCAGGAGTCTGTGGTCAGTTTTGACACAGAAAATTATGAAAACTACTACTTCTCAAAGCTTAAAAAGAACATGGAACACCCTCCTGTGCCTGGACTACTAGCAGACTCCGTATTGGAAACACAAATCGAGACTGTTGAGCAGAGATATAATGAAGGCCTAACCAAGCTCAGAGGTGGACCGAACTTGACACCCTACAACAAAAATGTTTTCATCTTTCCTATTGCTGATGATCTCATTCCAGGAGAATTTGAGAAATGGAGCAACTTCACAACAAGGAGACCTGTCTTGAATCTCATACTCAGTAAGATAACCACTGTTAGCCATAGCGAGAAGATCGTGGGAAGAGACATTGATTATGACAACATGAATAAAATATTAAAAAAACAAAGTGTTGTCAGCAAGAAACTATCAGCTTTAGTATCTGATAGTGCACTACTTAGAGACCTCAAGAAATTCAAAAACAAAAACAAAATAGACTTCCTGATATCAGATTTTACTGAGGACAAGAAGGCAGAAATACTGAAAGGTCTAGAGGACTTCAACACTGTTAGGAAGGAGGTATCCACAGCAATTGGCGAAGATACAAGAACCAAATACAGGAACAGGATTAGTGTCAGTAAAGCTTTTATAGATAAAAATTGGGATATTGAGATGGAGCATTTCATGGAGAAGAAGGGCACTGTGAAAGTTTGTGAAGAGCAGGATATGACAGATTTGAAGACTAAATTCGACAATCTACTTGAATTTCTATTTGCTGAAAACACATCAGAAACTGAAGACAACATTTTCTCAGACACGGACCCTCTGGGAATAAATTTCTCAAAGATTCTGCCTGAAATGGTTGATCATGCTAGACCGACATTTGAGTACCTTAAGAAAACAAATATCATGCATAATTTACTACTGATCTCAAGAATGTGCTACACTTTGTTGTACTATTCAAACATCAAGCTTAACAGAAACGACTTTGTGTATGACAATTTGGGCTACAAGGATGTCATGTTGGTTGTGAAGGGAGGGAAAAAAGTCATAGCTACAAAGAAATCGAGACTTTTCTCGCTAATCTTCCCTATATCTTCTGATCTAAAATGGCTGTACAAGTCAAAGTACACAGAAATAATTGTCTCAGATGACAAGACCTACTGTGTGTTCCCATGGCAGAATTATTTCTTCCCAATGGTGAAGAAGGGTATCGAGCTTTACTACACTTTCGGCAACTTCTACACTTGCTCTTTTTTGGAAAGTAATCTAACCAAAGATGTTTACAATAGATTCATCTCAATGAAAGTACTGAACATGTTCTCTCAAAGACGGAAAGTGGAGATTTGGTTGGGTTCCTTCAGATACTTATATCTGAACAGTCTCTCAACTCACACTAGTGTTTTGGAACTTATAGACAGCATGGTGGATTATGATTACGATATATATTTCTACTATCTTCAAAGATTGTTTGCTTCTCATTATAAGACCATCTACTCAAACGCTACTAATTTAAAGATCTATGATATGCTCACAGGAGAGACTGTGGACAACTTTGACTTATGCTCCGAGAAGTTTGAGGAAGCAATGTTCATGACTATGGCTCCCTTCGAAAGAAGCAATGAGCATTTGAGAAACATGAAATCGATTTTGGAGACACACTGGAGCTACGTTTCTAAATACAGTTTAGACCCGCATGAGCTATTGCAGCAGAGCGCGGTGACAATAGATCAGGATAACTACTTCCAAGAATTGTTTTCGGACGACTTTAAATTTGACCCTAAGTTGTGCTTTTGCATTGGAAAATTTGCCGGAGACTATCTGAAAAGAATGGTGACTCAGGAAGCGACTGCACAAACATTTACAAAAATTCTTCTCACTTCCTTTACTGAGATCAGTACCAGTAAAGGAATGAGAGACTCAAAGGGGAAATTCTGGGGAAAGAAGGGTCACGATGTTCTATTTTCAAATGATGAAACTGCAACTGTTGTAAAAAATTTCATCAATGAGCTTCCTCCTGATTACAAGAAGTTCGCTCAGATTACCGACTCTCTTGAGAAAACCTTTAAGGACGTCATAGAAGAGCTCTCTGATGTTGATTTGGAGTTTGACATGAAAGATAAAGAACAATGGAGAGGATCTCGTGAAATTTACGTGATGACAGAGACGACGAAAATTCTACAGCAGCCATTAGAGAAATTTTTCAAATATCTCTGCCAATGGACACCCAATGAATTAATCCACAAACAAAGCCACATCAGACCAAAATTCATTCATAGTCAGGTTTTTGAGTTTATCACTGAGTCTGAGTCTAGAACCTATTGTACATTGGACTGTAGGAAGTGGGCTCCTAAATCTAACCTTTGGAAGTATTATTTCTTTGTGAATGGGATGGGAACATTTTTGCCTCCTGAATTCTTGAAATACTTCAACAAAGTGTGGAATTTGATGTTCACCAAGAAAATTAGATTTCAGGCGAAATATGTTGAGATAATGCTCAAGAACGAGAACACCAAGCATCTAGCAGAGTTGCTAGCTAAGAGGGACGACGGCGACTTTGAGCTTGTGATGCCGTATAGTTTCATGATGGGCATTTTCAACTACCTCTCGTCATTGCTTCATGCAATGTCTCAATTATATTTCAATGAAAAGATCGCTCAAAAGCTTTCTGTTAACTTCAACCTGATTGCCCATAGCGATGACAGTGGTGGTGTTATTATTTCAAAGAGCGAAAGAAAAAATATCCAAACATTCAGATTATATGAGCTCTTTCAAAAAGGCTGCAACCATCTTCTTTCCAAGAAGAAGTCGTCACTTTCTTCCAAGTTTTTCGAGATGATATCTATCATGTACGCCAACAAAAGATTGATTCCGATGACTCATAAATTTTTAGCTAATATCAGTTTTGAGCCTAAAGGGAAAGGTTGGGCAGCTGACATATCAACGGTGGTGTCTAAGGTCATTGAAATATTTTCGAACGGTGGAACAATGCTACAGTGTTATCTCTCGATGATTGCCATGGGAGAGATGATTAGAAAAATGTACCATTTGCCGCGTATTAAAACATTATCTAGATTACCTATTCAGTTTGGTGGTCTGTTTAACATGCATCCAATTCACCTTATACTATTAGGTGCTGACGCTCAAGAGATCATGTTGGACACAGTGGAAGATAAAGTAGAGAGAACTTTCAGAATCAACAGTTTCTTGGCGATCACAGGGGAATACTTTCCAGGTAAGGGTTCCACCGTAAACTATTTGATCCCTTATTTCAAAAGACACGAGCAGCTAGACATAGATGATGATGATGCTATAGAAAAGATGAAACTGATCTCCTCCGTAATTCCTAAAAGAACTCTAGGCAAAAAGCTGGCACACTTCTCGATGCTGAAGGATTCCAGTTATGTTTACTCTCTTTCAGGCGTGGACATGTCCCAGATCTACACGGCCACACTTTTTTCCAATAGTTTCATGTTGAAGCACGATGGCCAGAGATGTGACATGAGGAAATTTGTGAGAGAATATTCAGCCATGAATATTTTAAATTATGGAGTGAATGAAACAGATTACCCTTATAGTCAATTCCACAACTATATGAAGGCTTCAGAGGGTATCAGGATAAGGTTCGACAGCATGACTATCACTAGTACAAAGACTTGCAAGCCCATCACTTATAATACTTTCCAGAATATAGGCTTAGGATTGAAATTTTCCACATTGAACGAAATCATTGCATTCAACAGCAAACACGACCTCAAGTTTCTGTTTCAAGACACTAGAAGAATGGAAGTATTAACAGACTGGGTTAAATCTTCGATCCCTAACAGTGATAGTTATGATGTGTTAGAACTATTACAAAGGCTTTCATCCAAGGATTTAGAGAAAGTTAGAAGTAGTTACAACTTTTTGCCGTCAGGAGTCTCAGTGGACACTGTGGAGAGATTTTGGACTTACATCAATTTCTACTGTACTAGAAGGTACCTGATATCTAACAAGAAACCGCAGCTTTTCACAGTAGATGCGTTTAAAACCTGGAGTCAAGACTACGATTCCTTGAAGCATTACTACTTACTACTCAAGGTTGCTTTAAATTCTGAATTGAAAATCTCAAAAATTTCAGGTAGGCTTAGAGAGAATGCTCAGTGCGATTGCTGCAGTTATCCAGAGGTCATGGTGAACATGGTAGATGAGATTGTTAAATTTAGGGAACTGTCTGAATATTCAAAGTTAGTTACAAATTTACCCTTTGCGATATATAACTCTCCTCAAACTAGATCAATCAATGTTTGGTATGGACCGTCAGACTTCACTTTATACACTAAATATGGTGCTATAGTTTCGATGAGAAATGAATACGGATTGGGATTGGTAATCCATTTGCATGACGAGAACTACTTAGATCAGATGTTTTACTTATATGAAAATTTTGCTAAGACACGTGGAATCCTAACCTTAGAACCAACTTACGATGTCAATGATACCCCTGAGTCAAAAATCGGTTATTCAGACTTGAATAGGCCTATGGTGGTACCTCCTGGTTTCCGTGGCATGATGATAACCAACAGCAGAGTTCTATATCAAGAGCCAAGGATTTACGAGATCCAGAAAGTTGAAGGCAAATATCTATTTGAAGGAGAACCTGCAGATTTCGAGATTTACCAGAACTACGATATCAACCCAGATTTCTACACAAAACACAAGCTTAGCAGTATTAAAGACTTGTTGATAGAGGACGATCTGAAGGTAGATTTAACAAGTTTCAAAAAATCAGTGCTGACGTCCAATCTATACAAAACTATCATGATTGACCCGACACACACCAAGCAACAGCTGATTACAAAGAAGTATGAGCATAAAGGACTGTTAGGGGCACCTGGGTCACTCTCATATGCTCTCGCTAAAGCTAGTGCTCAAAATAAAATAGTCTACAGATCCAGTGTGAACCCGAAGCTGACAAATAAAGCCATCCTTGAGAGTCAATCTTATAAAGATATTCCTGTGCTCGACCTAATTGATGAATGCAGCTTTGCAAGAATGTCTTATAAGGAAAAATTAGTTATTGAAAAAATCATCACAGAGGAGACCATCAATGAGAATGAGGAGGTGATATTGTCACGCTTGACTGAGAAGATGGGTATCAAACCTACCTTATCAGCCATCACCCTATACAGAAATGTTTTCCGGACATTGTCTTATTTAGATGTGTCCTCTTTAGATGATACAGTGTTGGAGGACTTTGTCTATACTATGTTAAAACATTCTCTTGAGTGCATCGAAGAGACATCCAAATATTCAGGGAAATCAGACAATTACCACAGAGGCGCTAAGAATGCCATATGTTTGGAAATTGCTATGGCCTTAGAGTTTAAGGCTACAAACCCCTTGCTTGCAGAGCTCTTTGTAAAGACGTACAGTCGTGCACATTATGACAACTCTGTTAGGTTTTGGGATCTAAGAAAAGGGAACATTTACACAGCTCTCTATACTCCTAACAAAAACAATTTCCAGAACCAATGTGTATTTTTGGAAGCTGTACTGAATTACTTAGACGTAGGAAACATAGATTGGAGGAAAAAGGTATTTAGCATCCGAAAATTGACCTTAGCTAAGATGAACGGAAAAAAGAGCCATGCAGAAGTGTATAGAAGTATTAAGAGAAACTCAGATGAGGACACAAGTCTACTCCCACCTAGAGTCAATTTAGGAGGATTAGAGGAGAGAAATTATTATTGCCCTGTAGAAGACGAGGAGGAAATCGAAGAAATCTTGGATTATGTAACAAGTGGTGACGATCCAGAAGAATTCGAGGAGCGTGAATGGGACGAAGACGGAGATGAGCTGGAAATGTACATGTTCTCTCACTCGGATCTTAAGAGTCTTATTGTCAGGACTCTATTCAAAGATTTATCTTCGGTGACATTGATATCCCTATTTGAATTGCCAGATTACCCATGGTTGGGATACTGCAATCAGTTCATTCAGTACGATAATCATGGTGTGAAATGGCATATATCGCAATATCCTGGAAGTTCTAAGCCTAGACTGAACTTTGAAAAAAAGAAAATGCCGAAAATTGACAGAATTTCAGCCAATCCTATCCCAGTTACCAAAAGTGTTGAGAAGGTGTTAGCTAGCAGTGACAGTAAGGTAAACAGAAACACATTATTCAGCTTTGATAATGAAAGCGACTTGTATAATTACCAATGTGATGTTCTAAAGAATGCCGGGTTCAGTGATCCAGAAAAATACTCGAGGAGATTCTTCAAACTGAGTGAAGTTTCTTCACAAGAGCATTTCTGGGCAATGCTTTTTAAAAGACTAGACGATATCGCGGTCAAGAAATCCGAAAAATATGGTGGTAGAAACTTAAGAACATCTATTCTTCCTGGGTTTACAGGTAATCTTAGAGACAAGAAAATAAGAGCTGAATTGAGATCCTTCTTCGGTGACCATGTGGAGAGTGTTACTTCAGGTAACCATAGGCTAACACCATCGTCTTACAAAAATATCATGTTGACAATTAAGAGGCAGTACAAGACTTGTGAACCTCACGAGAGAGGGCTACTAACTATAATATTATCAATAATGGTAGATTGCGTAATATGCGACAAAACGGATGACTGGTTTGTCGATCCAATACTGGACGTATTGAACGAGATAGATGAAGCTAGAATGATTGATACGGACTACACAGTGGCTCCTGAACCACTAAACGCTGAACTTACATACGTTGAGGGAGATCTCTATGAAGATGAAGATTTTGAGTGATCTCTTCAGCTCGCTTAGAAATTATATATGATTTGATTGTTGTTACAC